TGGACGTTAGAAAGTAAGTATAATATAGGAAGAAAGAAACAGACTAATGATTAATACATTTCTTCTAGCAGTGATTGCTATAACTACTAGTTTAAATTTTTACTATAATTTAAAATCATCCAGAAGAAGCGGTCAACCTTGGCGGTAAACCGATCTAGTACCGTACTTCCTTATAAGAGACAAGTGTTATAATTAATTATGGATGCCTTCGGGGTCCACAAAACACAAACTCGCTTAATAAAGGAGCTAGAATCATGGGAAACAAAGACCTAGACCACTTCGTGTGGCAACATTTTACACCATTTTCAATTGGATTTGATGAAACATTTCAACGACTTGAATCTATCGCAGCAGGTGGAACTAGTTACCCACCTTACAACGTCATTGATGGACCTGATGGTAGAACCAGTTTGGAAATCGCTCTTGCTGGATTTTCAGGAGATGATCTATCAGTCACAACAGAGAGAAATGTTCTGACTGTAGCAGCACATCCCCAAAAGAAAGAAGAGGGATACAGACACAGAGGAATTGCATCAAGATCATTCAGTAGAAGTTGGCAGTTAGGAGCAGATGTGGAAGTTGATAATGTTACATTTGAGAATGGCCTTCTAACTATAGAATTACAGAAACATATACCAGAACAGCAGAAGCATAAGCTATGGTTCGGAAAAGAACTTAAAAAGCTTGACGCTTCTGCTTCTTAGTGCTATACTTTCTAGGAGAATGAAATTACTATGTCCGTATCAATCATTACTCTGAAGACAGGGGAACGTATTATTACGGAACTAAAGGAAGTCTACGATCAGGAAGGTGAAGATAAGAAAGGTCTTTGCCTCCTGATGGAAGAACCTTATGTTCTGCATTTGGATACACAACAACCTCAGTACTTGACAGAGCAACTAGGAGCAGAGTATACTGTTAAATATAGCAAGTGGAATCCTTATACTCCAGATTGGCAGTTTAAGATTCCATATGATTGTGTGATGACAATCAGTAGTCCTGAACCAGGATTAGAAAAATCATACTTACAAAAAATCCAAGAAAAAAGAGCACTAGAAGATGGCAGAAACACCACAGACTCAACCAGTGAACCCACCACAGGGAACACAGTTGAGAACTAATCATAATGTTCGTATTGTAACTCTTACAACAGCAGAGAGAGTTCTTGCTTTGTTTGGAGAAATCCGTGAAAACAATGAACCTGAGGCTAAAGTAATTGGTTATACTATGAATTTTCCATACCTTCTTAGGTTGGGTGAAGTCAGAGATGATGGAAATATTCCAATTGAATATACACGTTGGTGTCCATTTAGTCCAATTGAAGAGCATCGTTTGAGTGGAGAACATATTATTAGTGTTGTTTACCCTGACAATGGTATTCTAGATAATTTCGTAACGAAATTAAAAGAAGTTGGATTAACCGACGAACAAATATTCTTCCCACAGGAGCCACCAAATGGAAATACAAGCGAACCTACTCAGACTGAGCAACCAGTGGCTGATAGCCCAAGTTGATGAAGTAGAGGAGGACACTTTACCAGGTGACCCTGATTGTATACTTCGTGACCCAAAGGTGCTAGACTCTGATGGTAATCTTGAGACATGGCCTCCATTCTCAGACCACAAAGAGGTAGCAGTCAGATCATCTGATATAACTACTCTCGTGGATCCTAACAAGGATTTACTTGCCCGATATATTTCAGCGATTGAATGAAGTTTTACACCAGTGTTGAGCAAGCAGGTAACCGTCTGCTAGTCCGTGGATATGATAATAACAACAGATATAGCGTGAGGGTTCCTTTTAACCCCACGCTATTTTTGCCTTCAAAGAATTATTCTGAATGGAGAACTCTTGAAGGTGATTGTGTAGAGCCTCATAAGTTTGGTTCTATAACTGAAGCAAGAGATTTTGTAAGACAGTATAAGGAAGTAGAAGATTTTGACATATATGGGAACACTAGATTCCTATATCAATATATTGCACAGGAGCATCCAGAAGATGAGGTTAAATTCGATTCCAGTAAGATCCGTATTTTTACCATTGACATCGAGACAGCAGCAGAGAATGGGTTTCCTGATATTGAGTCCGCAGACCAAGAGATCCTTGCAATCTCAATCAAAGATTCGTTCACTGGTAGGATTACTGTATGGGGTGCAAGGGCTTACGATAACACAGATGCTGGAGTCGATTACATGCACTTCAGATCAGAAGAGGGAATGCTTAATGCCTTCTTGGGTTATTGGCAGGACAATTATCCCGATGTAGTTACAGGTTGGAACGTACAGTTGTTCGATATGCCGTACATTGCCAATCGTGTAGAAAGAATATTAGGAGAGAAAGCAGTTAAGTTATTATCTCCTTGGAGATTAGTATCACAACGTGAGATTTATATTAAAGGACGTAGACAGTTTGCTGTAGATACACTTGGTATATCTACGTTAGATTATCTTGAATTATATAAGAAGTTTACTTATCAGAATCAAGAGAGTTATAGATTAGATCATATTTGTAATGTTGAACTTGGAGAGAAGAAGTTAGATCACTCTGAGTATGATACATTCAAGGAGTTCTATGAAAATAATTGGCAGAAGTTTATTGATTACAACATACATGACGTTAGGTTGGTAGATAAACTTGATGATAAGATGAAGTTGATTGACCTTGCCTTTACTATGGCCTATGATGCCAAAGTAAATTACGAGGATGTATTCTCACAGGTACGCATGTGGGACAACTACATTTATTGTGAATTAAATAAAAGAAAGATTGCTATTCCACCTAAAAAGGAAGCAACAAAAGACGCAAAATACGCAGGTGCTTATGTCAAGGAACCGAAACCAGGATTCTATGATTGGGTTGTTAATTTTGACCTCAATAGCTTGTATCCTCATCTTATTATGCAGTACAATATCTCGCCAGAGACCCTCTGGGAGACTAGACACAGTAGTGCCAGTGTTGAAGGGATCTTAAACAAAGAGATTGAGGTTAACCCTGAGTTTGCTACGTGTGCTAATGGAGCACAGTACAGGAAAGATGTGCAGGGATTTCTGCCATTGATGATGCAGAAGATGTATGACTCTAGGGTCATCTTCAAGAAGAAAATGATTAAGGCCAAACAAGAATATGAGAAGAATCCGTCGGTTGAACTCACGAAAGAGATCGCTAGGTGTAATAACATACAGATGGCAAAGAAGATATCTCTTAACAGTGCTTATGGTGCTATCGGCAACGAGCATTTTAGGTATTATCGTCTTGCAAATGCTGAGGCTATCACTCTATCTGGGCAGGTTTCTATCAGGTGGATAGAGAATAAGATGAATGCTTACCTAAATAGTTTGTTACAAAGTCAAGACATAGATTACGTCATTGCATCAGATACCGACTCAATCTATCTTAATCTTGGACCTCTTGTTGATAAATTTTTTAGTAATAAGTCTAGTGATAAGGCTAGGATCGTGGCCTTACTTGATAAGATCTGCCAAGATAAGTTGGAACCGTTTATTGACTCCTCGTATGAGGAGCTGGCTTCGTATGTTTCAGCGTATGACCAAAAGATGATCATGAAGAGGGAGAACATTGCCGATAGAGGTATATGGACTGCCAAGAAAAGATACATACTAAACGTGTGGGACTCAGAAGGAGTTCGATACAAAGAACCCAAGATGAAAATCATGGGACTGGAGACTGCAAGGTCTTCTACACCACAGTATTTTAGGGACAAGTTGTATGCAGCTTTTAAGATCATTATCAGCAAAACAAATGATGAACTTATCTCTTTTATCAATGAGATCAGAACAGAGACACGGAATCGACCATACGAAGAAGTCGCATTCCCACGAGGAGTCAACAACCTCGCAAAATATAGTCACCCAAGAGAAATCTACAGTAAAGGAACACCCATCCACGTAAGGGGTGCTTTACTATACAATCATTATGTTAAGAAACATAAGATAGAACATAAACACCCTTATATTCAAGAGGGTGAGAAGATTAAATATATCTATCTCAAGGTTCCAAATCCTATACACGAGGATGTCATCACATTTTTTGGTGACCTTCCAACTGAGTTTGGTTTGGAGAAGTACGTGGACTATCAGCGACAGTTTGATAAGTGTTTCTTGAATCCTTTGATTAATGTGCTAAACTGTGTTGGTTGGACACACGAGAAAAAAATTACACTAGGGAGTTTCTTTACATGAGTAAAACGGTTTGGACGGTTACATATCAGGATGCACAGGTGGAAGCACTTGAAGCAGAACAGATCAAGGTGTTTGAGGAGAAAATAACAGCAGATGCTTACGCCAACCTCTTGTCACAAGACCACGATTATGTTAGAATGTATGAAAGTGAGGTAAAAGAATGGCAGGGTTCCTAGATAATGTAATAAAAGACAGTGGAAATGAATTTGCTAGCCTCGTTAGTGACGGTGTTGCAGCGGGGGATACCCAATCCTATATTGATAGCGGTAGTTACATTTTCAATGCTGTCGTTAGCGGATCTTTGTTTGGTGGTATTCCATCCAACAAGGTCACTGCTCTTGCGGGTGAATCCTCAACAGGAAAAACTTTCTTTGCGCTCAGTGTTGTACGTAGTTTTCTTGAGCAGCACTCTAACGGTGGGGTTATTTATTTTGAGTCTGAGTCTGCTTTAAGTAAGGATATAATCGAGAGCAGGGGTATTGATTCCAAACGTATGGTAATCTTCCCTGTTGCTACGATAGAAGAATTTAGAACTCAGGCAACAAGAGTTATTGACAAGTATATGAAGGAACCAAAGGAGGAGCGTCAACCATTGATGTTCGTTCTTGATTCTCTTGGTATGCTTAGTACATCAAAGGAGATGGAAGACATCTCTAATGATAAACAGGTCAGGGACATGACCAAATCTCAGTTGATCAAGGGTGCATTCAGGGTATTGACCTTGAAACTAGGACAGGCATCTATCCCTATGATTGTAACAAATCATACTTATGATGTGATTGGGAGCTATGTGCCAATGAAAGAAATGGGCGGTGGTGCAGGACTAAAGTACGCTGCATCGACTATAATATACCTATCCAAATCAAAAGAGAAGGAGGGTACAGACTTAGTGGGTAATATTATTAAGTGTGAGGCCAAAAAATCTAGATTATCTAAGGAGGGATCTAAAGTTGCTACCAGATTATACTTTGACGAACGTGGACTGGACCGCTATTATGGACTCTTGGAGCTTGGTGAGAAGCATGGAGTATTCAAGCGGGTGGGGAACCGTTTCCAAGTTGGTGGTTCTAATGTTTACCCTAAATCTATACTCTCTGATCCTACAAAATACTTCACAGAAGAAGTGATGGCAAAACTAGAAGAGGCAGCACGAACGGAATATAGTTATGGCAACTGAACGTATTGAACTAACAATACTAAGGAATCTTATATGCAGTGAGGAATACTATCGTAAGGTAGTACCATTTCTTAAAGCAGAGTACTTTCAAGAGTACGATGAGAAGATAATATTTGAAGAGATTTCAGAATTCTCTGGCAAATATGATAAGGTTCCAACACAAGAAGTTTTGTTGATAAATCTTCAAAACAGAACAGACTTAACTGAAGATTCTTTTAACAATGCAGCTACTACGGTACGTGGCCTGACAAGTGAGTGGGTTGACCTAGATTGGTTATATGATTCCACAGAACAATGGTGTCAAGATCGTGCTATATATCTTGCGCTAATGCAATCGATCAAAATTGCAGATGGTGGAGACAGCAAGCTAGACAAGGGTGCTATCCCTAGTATCCTTCAGGATGCCTTGGCTGTCTCTTTTGATGAACACATTGGTCACGATTACATTGAACAATTTAAAGATAGATATGAATTCTACCATAGAGTCGAAGAGAAGATCCCCTTTGATCTCGAAAAGTTTAACTATATTACAAAAGGTGGGATCCCTAATAAAACTCTTAATATCGCTCTTGCTGGTACGGGTGTCGGCAAGTCTTTATTCATGTGCCACGTTGCTAGCTCCGTCTTGTTGCAAGGACGGAACGTATTATACATTACATGTGAAATGGCAGAGGAGAAAATTGCTGAACGAATTGATGCAAATCTTTTGAACTGCAATATACGAGATATCCCAGACCTACCAGAAGTATTATACTCCTCTAAGGTCAATGAGATTGCTCGTAAGACTCACGGCAAGTTGATTATAAAAGAGTACCCGACTGCTTCTGCACATGCGGGACATTTCAAGGCACTCTTATCAGATCTATCTTTAAAGAAGAGTTTCAAACCTGATATTATCTTTATAGACTACCTCAATATATGTGCTAGTGTAAGGTATAAAGGTGCTATTGTTAATTCGTACACCTATGTTAAAGCAATCGCTGAAGAACTTAGGGGATTGGCTGTGGAACATAATGTTCCAATTGTTTCTGCTACTCAGACTACTCGTAGTGGTTATGGTAACAGTGACCCTGATCTTACCGATACATCTGAATCCTTTGGTCTTCCTGCTACTGCTGATCTTATGTTCGCTCTTATATCAACCGAAGAATTAGAACAGCAGGGTCGTATTATGGTTAAGCAGCTGAAGAACAGGTACAATGATCCAACATCAAACAGAAAGTTTATGGTGGGTATTGACAGATCGAAGATGAGGCTGTATGATGTTGCTGAGGATGCCTCTATCCTTAATGTAGAGGAAGATTCAAATGAATTACAATTTGCTGAATCACAAAATAGATTATCTAAATTTGCTGAATGGAACGTATAAACTATGACTAACAATGTTGACTTTGATAAGTACACTCATTTCGTGGATGCTGTCACAAGCGATAGTAGTAAGAATTTTGTCGATCTTGCTGACCGTCTGGGTGAACTTGACAGACAAGGTGCAAATATTGAACGTCTTACCACTGCTGGCGTTGGTCTTGCTGCTGAGTCTGGTGAGTTTTTGGAGATCGTTAAAAAGATGGTATTTCAGGGAAAGCCTTGGAACGACGATAACAGAGAGCATCTTATTATTGAGTTGGGTGACGTTATGTGGTATGTGGCACAAGCTTGCATTGCTTTGGACATACCTTTCGACGATGTTGTGCGAGGTAACGTTAGAAAGTTGGAGAAACGTTATCCAGGTGGTTCATTCTCTGTAGAAAAATCTGAGAATAGAGTAAAGGGGGATCGTTGATGTCACTGACAGGTCAAGTAGAAGAGTCTCTTAGAGATGCTCAAGCATCTTTGAAGAATGCACTTGCATTCTCAGCACGTAATGAGAAACCATTTATAAGTAAGCATATTGCTCAGTTCTTATTTGATATAGAGAATCTTATATCAGTTAATGAGGTGTTAGAAGTTTTAGATGAGGAGTTAGAATCTAAATAGTCAAAGGATATACCTTTGATTGATGGCTTTCAATAAAGTTCATAGTAACGATAAGATTAAAAGAGGATTCCCACCTAGTACAGGTGGCGGTGGTCTGTGGTCCAGACGCAGATGGACTAGATTGCAGCAAATGACTGGTAATTATAATAAGTGGTTTTTAGAAAACGATTTTAATGTACCCTCGAAGGATGCTAAGGGTAAAATAAAGATGATAAAGATAAAGTGTCCTCAACATATTGTGGATACTATAAATCTTCAGTTTCGTTCCAGAAATGATTGGATCAATATGCTACCTGGATATAGTAACAATGCCAGTATTAAATTTGAAGCATATAGAGGTAAGAGCTCACCACCTAGTGAAGATGGTACTGATTTGTATGTTGATACAATGTGGCCACATGAACCACAATGGGATAAAAGATATGGTTTGAGCTCTGATGTAAAAAGTAAATATCAGATAATAAGATTCATCGCAAGTGGTAAGACAGAAGCTTCTGCTAATGTTTCTGCTGCTGCTATGACAAAATTACAAGAGACTGGTTCTGCTATTGTTTTTAGACATGTTATTATAGGCACTCTTAAAAATCCTAAGAATGCAATGGACATTGCAAAGCATAAATCATGCAGGGAAGAGTTAGATCGTGAATGGCAATCAGTAGCAGGAGTTCCATGTGACATGGGATGGATAGAGAACTTCTTTAAACAACAGCAAGCATTGATGACAGCTCTTGCTGCACGATCAGGTAGTAATCAATTTCAAGAGTTTCAACGTGATGGTGATTTCATGAAGTTTATCACGGATGAATGGATAGGTTCCAATAAT